GCTCTTGCAAAGAAGTGGAACGCTAAGTTCCCTAAGCTTAAGGTAACACTTAAGAAGTAGTTCTTTGTATAGTCGTGGGGCAGGGGAAACCTTGCCCCATTGACATATAAATGATAGAATAATATTGTGGAAGATTACATACAGGATAAAGTTCGACGGGACATCATAAAAGATATCCTAAATCTTGAACTCCCAAATGACTGGGAGCCACATCAAGTGATTGATTATATAATCAGAAAGATAGATAAAAAATAATGTTCGATAAATTAAAGAAATGGCTATTTCCAGAAGAGATCAGATATACTCCTCTTTTGCTAGAGCCAGAAAGAAAGGTGACTGTTGTGAAGAAGACAGCAAAGAAGCCAGCAGCAAAGAAAAAGGCTCCAGTCAAAAAGACTGCACCAGCTAAGAAGACTGCACCAAAAAAGACTACTAAAAAGTCTACAAAAAAGAAGTAATGTCGTCAGAAGAGACCTGCGAGGTGAAGGGTTGCAGTAATCCTGCAACCCGCATCACCAGCACAGAAACTAAATATATATTAGTTTGTGATAATTGCTTCAATAATAGGTATAGAGTCTAGAAATGCTATAATAGATGGATGAGCGGACGTTCTAGACCCGCTTAAATTAAACCTATAGGAGAAATAAAATGGCAGACGGAAAAGATCTTAATGGATTTACAGGTCCAAAAGTAAACGATGCACCAGTTTGGAACGGCGTACAGTACGCTGCAGATCCAAAGCCAGCATTTCCTGCAACAGATAAGTCATCACAGGATGGCGCAGGACTAGGCAACGGCGGTAAGTAATATGTGCGTAGAGTGTGGATGCGAAGCATTCGGTAGTTCAACTGGAATGTCAAAAGTTCCAGGAGGAATTTTAGATGTTTCTCGTGATGATGAAGCTGGTCTAACTCTAAACATGACAGCAACACCAGAACAAAGAGAAAGATTTATTAATGAATAATGGAACAGGAATGGAAACTCCGCCAAATAATCAACCATCTGGCGCAGTAACATCGCAAGAAGCTGGTCGTAAGAATCCAAGTCAAGGAAGATTTAAATCTGGTATTTCAAAGCCTGCAGTAAAAATAGATACAAATAAGCATGGCATTCGTAGAGAAACTAGTTTAGTTCCTAAAAAGACTGGCAGACCAAAGAAGGTATAGGCTAGACCCCCGAAAGGGGGTTTAGTTATTTATGTGTAAAGAATGTGGTAATTGTACAAAAGAGCACACAAATACAATAGACGATGCTATTGACAAAGTTGAGGCATCTCCTATATAATTAGCTACGAGAGAAAGAGGCGGACATGTGGGAGTTATTTTGGAATCTCATGATATTTTTTGGCGGAATGACTGTTGGTCAACTTAGAGCAACTAATGTTGACATCAAACTGAAACATGGAAGCGCAGATACTGGGCATTGATAGAAGAACTGGAGAACGAAGAAGATGGATTTGGAAGCGGCGATGACGGATCACATGAGGGATCCGAGAGACCAAATCAGTTACAAGAAAACTAGTTGGAAGTGCCCTTGCAATGGCTGTAAGAAAGCTATGAAATTAGAGCGAGAAAGAATTGCCTCGCTTGTTCAAGAACAGCATTTGCTATCAGCATCAGGAGAATTAAGGCGGTATGGATTAAGGACGGCAGAATGCATGACATCAACATGCGACTGCTATGCAATTATAGATATGATCATGGAGGAACCTAAATGAAGAAACATATGTTTAAATGCACTACCTGCAATACAGTTATGTCTATTGAAACTAATCTAGAAGATAGCCTTATTCACAAAGCCCCACCATGCCCTTGTGGCAAATCAAGAATGCTCGATATGAGTTCATACGAGTATGCATACGGAGAAAGAGTTGGTTTATGGGATTAAATAAAAAGATGATAGCAGGACTCTTGGCTGTATCGGGAGTAATTGCAGTTGTAGTTTTATCATTAAAGTCATTAGAAAAGCTTGAACAATTAGATCTAAGTGATCCATTTGAAGTAGATTTTGATGACGAGTAATGGTTCACCTAACTCGTATATACACAAAGACTGGCGATGAAGGCTTTACTGATCTAGCCAACAGGACTAGAACATTTAAAACAGATCCAGTAATAGAAGCAATAGGGGCAGTAGATGAAGCAAATTCAGCTATTGGCCTTATTCCATATAGTGACATAGTTGAGCGTATTCAAAACGATTTATTTGATCTTGGGGCAGACTTAGCTAGATCTGAGCTAAAGATAAATGAAGATAGAATTAAATGGCTAGAAAATGTTATTGATGATATGAATCAATATCTTGATCCGCTGAGATCATTTGTATTGCCTACAGGCCCAATTCATAATGCTAGAAGCATAGTAAGACGTGCAGAGCGTAGGGTTTGGGCGGTGGAAGAAGTAAATACAATTATCCCTAGATACCTAAACAGATTATCAGATTTATTATTTGTTATGGCACGATACCATAATAAAGGTAATGAAAGATTGTGGGTTCCAGGAAATGAAAAATAGATTAGTTCTATCTTTAATTATAATTGTAGGAGCATTAGGATTTACTAGCCTATCAAATGATTCAGAATGTATTAATCTTTATGTAGATTATGGTCCTTTAAATCAAGACAAGAAAGTAATTAGTTGTATCTCATCAGACAAAGCATATGCAATTGATGTGCTGAGAGAAGGCGGGATAGCAGTAGAGGGTACAGATAGGTATGGCCTAGATGTTGTTTGTCGTGTAGAAGGGCTTCCAGGGCCTGATATAGAGCAATGTAAGAACATGCCACCAGAGAATGCCTACTGGGCTATAATAGTTAAAGATAAGTTTAGTTTAATTAACTTATTCCCAAAATGGGGATGGGCTCAATTGGGCGTCGCTGACCTTGAATTAAATCAAGGGGATTCCCTTGGTCTAGTCTTCGTTAAGGACGGAGATCTAAAATGGCCAGACTAGATATACTAGAAGAGATTGAAAGAAAAGCAGACGGGTATTCTCTGCTAAATATAGTTACCAATATCTGTTTACAGATCGTGGGTATATATGCTACCATAGAGCTATCTACATACATATGGAGACAATTAACTGGTCATTAGACCACATAGTGAAAGCGAAAAGTGCGGCGGAAGAGAGAACATGAGCGCAAAAATTAATAAAACCAGAATTTGGCCACTACGTTGGCTTGCTAATGCTTGCGGAGATATATCAGGATGGGCAATTATGCATGTCTCATACCTTGATGAAGAAGAGAATTTTGGCTGGCGGTATAAAGCATACGCATTTATCTGGAAGATTACTTGGCCTGTATATTGGCGATTTGGTACATTCTATGAATGGAGCTTTGACATGAGCGGGGATGGCTGGAATGACTATGCCATTTTGGGGAAAGGCAGGATTTGTAGATCCAGATTATGAACAGCCATGGGACTTTATAGATGGCGATGGAGATGCATTTAGGATCATTCGTAAATGAAAATAGCTTTTGGTATACTACTATTCTTGTTTCTTTTTTTGAACTACATGGCTTGGCTACAATCACAGAATTGGGGCTAATATGTGGGAATATGCTTTAACGGCGGAAGAAGAAGCAATTTGTGTTGAGGTAGGATATCAGAGACAGAAGCCATATTTTGGCGATCCATCTAAGAATATAAATTATGCTGAAGGTGATCTCTGGGAGCTTTGGCAACATGTTGTATGTGCAGGAAGCGAATTAGCCTTCGCCAGAATGATGGGTAATAAAGAGTTCGTACCCCACTTTAATAAGTGGAAGACTGAACAGGATATCCCAGGAGTAGGCGAGATTCGATATGCATTTAAGGATTCATCTGGCTTGAGATTTACCACCAGAGATAATCCAGATCTAAGATATGTTTTACTTACAGATGGATTATCTGTAAAAAGGCGGGTAGAAAAAGGGGAAGTCTATAGAAGTCATCCCTATAAAGCAGTAGGTTGGATATTTGGGCGGGATGCTATGAAACCCGAATGGCAATCTCAATATAAGAATAAGTCTTGGTATGTTCCGAGATCTTCTTTAAATCCCATGCCAAATAGGAAGGTTTAAAATGTTATTTCATAAGCACTTATTGGTTAATGCTAAAGTAACCAATCCAATGAATACCGAAGAACAAGGTATTGAATTTCTTAAATTTCTAGTCGACCAGATTGATATGAAGATTATCAAAGGTCCATTTGCATCCTATGTAGATGCTGAAGGCAATAAGGGTCTAACCGCAATCGTTATGATCGAAACTAGCCATATTGCATTTCATATCTGGGATGAGCCTAATCCAGGCTTGCTCCAATTCGATCTCTATACATGCGGAAGCTTAGACCTAAATAAAGCTATCTCTATCCTCAAGGATTACTTTAAGGTTGAAGAAATGGACTATGTCCTATTTGATAGAGAGAATGGATTTGTTGTAGAACAAAGCGGGCGGGAAGCCAATGGAGTATTCTATGCTAAATACCCTAATGGATTAGAACCAGGTCTAATGGATCCTAATATAGGTGGATGGTTTGGAAATAAGAATAAATCAGAGCAAGATGCTCTATGGGAATCTCAACAATCCTTTGAGGAGTAAATGTGATTGATTGTCCAATT